TGGTACGGCGAGCCCCGGTTTTTCTGGCTCCAAAACAAAAATTTTTTGCGCACTTCCTTCCTCTTTTTCTTTCAGTAGGTCGAGAAAGTGCATACAATTCGCTTCTATATAAAGTTTTCGAAAATCGGACAGTAAATTTTACGGGTAATTCAGTTCAAAAAGGGGAAATGACAGCCAGTGCATCAAGCTGTCAAAAAGGGGAAAATATGGATGTTACACAAAAGTTTCTTTCTGAATGTCTGGGAATTACTCCAAGGCAGATAAGAAACCTGAAGCAGGAGGGACTTTTCAGCCTGCCTGAAGGGGTAAAGAGGTACAATCTCGCAAAGTGCATACAGGAATATATCCGGTACAAGGTCGCTGACGAGACCGGAAGACGCAGAAGGATAGACAAAGAGACAATATCTGCAGAGCATGAAGAGGTAAAAAAGCAGATTTCACAGCTTAAGCTCCGAAAACTCAGACGAGAGCTGCATGAGGCGGTGGATGTAGAGCTTTATCTGACAGATATGCTCATGAACTTTCGGAAACGTCTCGAAGGACTGCCTCAGAAGGCGGCTATGCAGATCACAGGGGCAAAGGATGTCACTGAGGTCATGGCTGTACTGAAGAAAAATGTAGAAGATGCTCTGAATGAGCTTGCAAAATATGATCCGGATAAAATTGACGGCCAGAGCATAGGGACCTTTGATGAGGACATGGAACTTCTGGAAGAAGATGAGGATGAGGAGGAATTTGAATGAGTCAAAAGAGCCGTTCGAAGAGAAAGACAGCGCGGCTCTTTCAGAGAGTCGTCCAAAGATGCCTCAATGTCCAGGAGATTCAGACCGTTTCACAGTGGGCTGAAGATAACAGAGTCCTGGATGACAGCAATAATATAGCCGGCAGATGGTCGAATGATATTACACCTTATCTTGTGGAGATCATGGATACGTTTAATGATCCTTATATCCGGCATGTGGTCATGTGTAAAGGGTCACAGCTCGGAGGTACGGAGGCTATTCAGAACATACTTCTGTATATTATAGACAGATCGCCCGCACCGGCGATGTTTGTATATCCAACCGATGACCTGGCAAAGGACATCAGCAACGATCGTCTCAAGCCTTCCATCAGACTGGTGCCAAGGGTAAGCAGACTCTTCATGGAAAGAGAGTCGAAGGAGCAGGAACTGAGATTCAGGAACATGAAACTGTACCTGAAGAGTGCGGGATCTCCTTCAAAGCTGGCGTCTACACCTATAAAGTATCTTTTTTATGATGAGACGGATAAGATGGCAGGCGCTTCAAAGAAGGAAGCGTCGCCTTATGATCTGGCACTTGAGAGAACAAAATCTTTCCGGCCACAGCATAAGATCTATGAGGTATCAACGCCTACTCTTAAGACAAATTATATCTGGAAACATCTGGAAGACGCGGATGAGATAAAACATTATTTTGTAAAATGTCCGCATTGCGGCGAAGAGATAGAGCTTAAGTTCAAGCAGATAATCTTTGACAGTGATGATGAAGGAAAGATGTCGCCGCAGGATCGCGCCGCTACTGCAAGATATGTATGCCAGGAATGCGGATGCGTAATAACAGATGGTGAAAAGCCGAGAATGCTGCGCGAAGGGCAGTGGAAGACGGTCTCAAAGAACTGCGTGGGCAGGGCGAAGACGATAGGATACTGGATTTCGTCGCTTTATTCAGTATTTTTGAAGTGGTCAGACATTGCAGAGGAGTACCTGAAGGATAAAAATGATCCGGAGCGGCTGCAGAATTTTGTCAACTCGTGGCTTGCAGAGCCTTGGGAGGATACACAGCTGAAGACTTCCGAGGACACTGTCATGGAAAGACAGACGGATCTTCCGGAGCTTGTAGTTCCGGAGTGGGCGAAGATGCTCACAGGCGGAGTCGATGTCCAGGAGACTTCACTGTATTACACGATAAGGGCATGGGGAGATTTCACGACTTCCCAGAATATAGTTCATGGGCAGGTTTTATCATTTGCTGAGATTGAGCAGGTGATGAACCTGGAATATACGAAAGAGTCAGGGCAGAGGATGATTGTCAACCTCTGCCTTATTGATTCCGGTTATTTGCCGGATGATACATATGATTTCTGCCTTAATAATTCAGACTGGGCGATGGCTGTCAAAGGCGCATCGAACCCGATGAATGACCGTTATAAGATTTCAAAGATTAACAAGGAAAATTCAAGGGCTTACGGAATGCCTCTTGTCATCGTGGACGGCGGGCAGTTAAAGGACTCCATTGCTGCAAGGATGAAAAGGCCAAACGGCACCGGAAGCTGGATGGTATATAACGGGTGTGATGTAAATTATGCCCAGCAGGTCACGGCAGAGCAAAAAGTCAGTGTGAAACAAGGCGAAAAGGTTGTAAAAAAGTGGATATCAAAAACATCGCATGCAGATAACCACTATCTTGATTGCGAAGTGTATGCGATGGCTGCAGCAGAGATACGCGGTGTGAGATCACTTCATCTTGAGGAAGCTGCCGCACAGCAGCCAAAGGAAAGACCGGAGGAGAAAGCTGCAGATAACTGGTTCCCGTCAGACCTTAGTAACTGGTTAGGGGGATAAATGGCAGAGAATGAATTAGGCTATACGCCACAGGAACAACTTAACACTGTAAACGAAGCCATACATGCAATCCTTGTGACAGGGCAGAGCTACAAGATCGGCAGCCGTTCCCTTACGAGGGCAGACCTGGCACTCCTGAGAACCATGAAAAAGGAGCTTGAGTCGGAGCTTGCCACCGAGAATGAAACAAGTCTTTTTGGAGATACGTATGTAGGCGTTTTTGATGGGAGGTAACAATGAACTGGCTCGACAATGTGATAGGCTGGTTTTCTCCTGAATCAGCATACAGGCGACAGGCGTTCAGAAATGCGCTTGAGATTACAAGAAAATATGACGCGGGTACTTACACCAAGACCAATCAGAACTGGCGAGTGTTTAACGAGGCGGCAGAGGCTGAAGACTCATGGAATAGAGATATTGTCAGAGCCAGGGCGCGAGATCTTGAAAAGAACTCCGATGTGATGAACTCCATCATAGGAGCATACAAGAGAAATGTCTTTGGAGCCGGGTATCATCTGAGGGCGAGTACAGAGAATACTGAACTCAACTCACAGATCCAGAAGCTCTGGGAGAAGTGGCAGAAGAAAAGGAACTGTGATGTCACAGGAACACAGACCCTTTCGCAGATGCTCCGGATGATGGTTGAGCGCAAAAAGGTGGATGGCGGTGCGATACTCCTGAAGAGATACACCTCTGAAGGATTCCTGCCATTCCAGCTGCAGGCACTTGAGGTGGATGAGCTTGACGCGGTATCGACAGGCACCCATGCGGAAGGTAATAAGGTCGTCGGCGGCATAGAATACAATTCATACAACAAACCGATAGGTTACTATTTCAGACGGTATTCGACAGACGGATATACAACAGAGGACTCCGAGTATATCCCGGCGGATAGCGTCATTTTTATGTACTCAAAAAGACGTCCTTCACAGGTTAGGGAGATGTCAGACATAGCTCCGACAATCACAAGGGTGAGGGATATAAATGAGTTTATCCAATCAGTATCCGTAAAGGAGCGCATACTTGCCTGCTTTTCAGTATTTGTGAAGAGGGCTCTGCCACCTTCAACCGGTCGGGCAATGCTTGCAAATGGCGGAGACGGTGAAAGATACCAGGGTAAGATGCTGACACCCGGAATGATACAGTATCTCAACCCAGGAGATGAAGTTCAAACGGTAACGCCTAATGGACAGGCTACAGATGCAACGCAGTTCGTTAAGCAGCAGATGAGAATGGCCGGAAGTGGGCAGGGTCTGAGCTATGAAGTCACTTCAAGAGATATGGCAGAGTCAAATTACTCATCGGCAAGGCAGGGCATCATCGAGGATGAGATGACATACCAGGAAGATATCGAAATGCTCATTGATGTGCTTGACGAGATATATTCTACCTTTCTGATCAGCTGTGTACTTTCGGGAAAAGTCGATATACCGGACTTCTGGGAAAATAAGGACACATATCTTTCACACAGGTGGGTGAAAGCTCCAAAGAAGTGGATAGACCCGGCGAAGGAAGCGAACGCGAACAAGGTGGCTTTGAGTACTGGTGAAAAAACCTTTGCGGATATTGCAGCTGAAAGGGGCAAGGACTGGAAGGAAGAGATTGATGAACTTGCTGAGATTAAGGCATACGCCGAGAGTAAAGGCGTAGTCATTGGAGGTATTCAGAATGAAACAGAAAGACAATGAACACCTCACACGCTCTTTTTTCATGGGGCTGAGAGCAGTGGATGAGGAAAAACGTACTGCAGAAGTATCTTTTTCGTCGGAAGAGCCTTATCAGAGATGGGATGGACTTGAAATCCTTGACCACTCTGACGGATGTGTAGACATGTCGAGGCTGAAGAATATAGGGTGTGTCCTTTTTAATCATGACCGGAATAAGGTCATAGGACAGATCATCAGCGCAGACATCAAGGATAAGAGAGGCATTGCGACAATCAGATTTGACGACGATGAAGAGTCTGATGTCATTTTCCAGAAAGTAAAGAGCGGCACCCTGAAAGGTCTTTCGGTTGGATATATCACTACGACAGTCGAGAGAGTTCCTGCAAATAAGAAATCTGCAGATGGTCGCTTTACAGGACCTTGCTACATTGCAAAAAGATGGATGCCTTATGAAATATCCATCGTGTCAGTTCCGGCCGACGCAACAGTAGGAGTCGGAAGGTCTGACGAAACAGAAAAAGGAAGATCGCTCGGTTATTTCAGCCGGCAGCTTCAATACAACAAAAATATTTCAGGAGGAAAGTGGTAATGAAAAGATCAGAATTACTGATGAAACAGCAGGCAATTCTTGATGCTGCGAAAGCAGAGTCAAGAGACCTTACTCCAGAAGAGCAGGCTGAATTTGACGAGATTCAGAGACAGCTTGACGCTTTGGACAAACCTGACGACTCTCAGAGAAGCGTTCCTGAAGAGCCTGAAGACACTGCAGCAATTGCTAAGAGAGCTGTAGAAGCAGAGAGAAAAAGAACTGCTGAGATCACAGAGCTTTGCAGGAGCTTTGGAATGGATCCTGCTGCTTATGTTAATGGCGGTTCAACAGTAGAAGAGGCGAGAGCAGCCGTTCTCGATGAGCTCAAAAAGAAGAATGCACCTATAGGCGCAAAGGTTACAACAGACGAAGGCGATAAGTTCCGCGCCATGGCATCTGATGGCCTTGTACTCAGGGGCGGAGTCACACTCTCAAAACCGGCTGAAGGTGCGGAAAAGGCAAGGAACTACTCTTTGAGAGACCTTGGACAGGAGTGTCTCATCAGAGAAGGAATGGATGCAGGCAAGGTTCGCACAATGTCATCTGATGAGATCTTCAACGAACTCACACGTCAGGCATTCAATCCTACAGCTGCTTTCCCTGCAATTCTTGATTCAGCTGTGAAGAAGTCTATTGTTGAGATGTACAACAGTGCCGGAACAACTTTCCAGCTCTGGACTCAGAAAGGCTCAAAGAGCGACTTCAAAGAAGACAAAGAACATGATTATGTTATGAACTCCATCGGAGATCTTGAGGAAGTACCTGAGAATGGAGAGCTTAAGAATGCAGTGCCAAAGACAAAGCTCCTCCCTACATCAAGGCTCAAGACCTACGGCCAGCAGTTTACCATGACGCGTCAGGCATTTATCAATGACGACATTGAAATAGTTACAAAAATTCCTGGTCTCTATGCAGTAAAGGCTAAGAAGACCATTGACAAGCTCGTATATAAGAAGATCATGGACAATGGAGTCATCTTTGACGGCGTGACACTTTTCCATGCAAAGCACAAGAACGTCGGTACAGCAGCAGCTCCATCTGCAGCGTCTCTTAAGGCTATGCTTAACCTTATGATGCTCCAGACAGACCAGTTCGGTGAGCCTATCTATGTTACACCAAGGCACATCGTCACAGGTATCGGATATGGATTTGATTTCTATCAGCTCCTTCACTCCGTAAACCTTCCTGGCACAAACAACAACGACGCGAACCCTCTTGCCAACCTTCCATATCAGCTTGATGTCATTGAGTCACCTATGATCAATGCACTTGCAGGAAGTAATCCTATTCCATGGTTCATCGTTGCTGATCAGACATCAGCTCCTTCAATCGGAGTAAATTATCTCAATGGCAGAGAGGTACCTACAATCAGAAGGATGGAAACACCTGGCGTGCTCGGATTCGTATGGGATATCTACATTGATGCAGATGTAACCGTAAAGGACTTCCGCGGCATTGCAAAGAACGCAGGTGCCTGATAGAAAGGAGGCAGAATAATGATCGCATCATACAAATACAGAGGTGAAGCCCTCGATTATCCAAACACAACAGAAAACACTATTGAAGCCGGCGAGGTTGTAGTAATCGGCTCAAGAGTTGGAGTCATTGCCGGCGACATCGCACCGGGAGCACTCGGAGCAGTCCATGTTGAGGGCGTGTTTGAATTCCCTTTGACAACCGGCACAGCAATCGCCCAGGGCGCGGATGTATACTGGGACGCCACAAATAAGAAGATTACAAACTCATCATCAGGAAATACTGCGGCTGGATATGCAGCAGCTGCGGCTAAAGCCACCGATGAGACTATTACAGTAAAGATAGGCTGATGCTGATCGCGAAATCAGAAATTTTCTTTGACAACCACAGATACCTTCCGGGAGACATTCTCCCGGAAGATAAGTCCATGAAAAGCCTCTGGCTTGAAAATGGCTCTGCATATGAGTCTGATGGCAAAAAAGAAAAGAAGGTGAAAGCTGTGAAAGCGGCAGACAAGGCAGGACTGCCGGGAAAAGCAACCAGCAACGCGGAATCTGATGAGAACCTCGTAGGGATAGTTCCTGAGAGCGAAGTAAGAAAGAGAAAATGATGGGATTCAAAGAGCAGCTATTCAAAGACATCAAAGGAGTGTTCCTCAATCCGGCTGAGTTCGGAGAAATGCATACGGTAGACGGAAGGCAGATTTGCTGCATAGTCGATAATATGGAAATTATAGAGAGGAACAAGAAGAGCCTGCAGGAAGTAACCGACGGGGTCTTCCAGAGACAGCTGCTTTTTTATGTATCGAGAGCAGACTTTGGAAAACTTCCGGCTGTAGGTAGGACGCTATCATTTGACGGCAAGACCTACAGAGTGCAAGATGCGGTGGAAGAAGGAGCTGTCTACTCGATAACTCTGGGAGTAATAACATCATGAGCCTGAATGTAAAACTGAACCCCGATTCCGTAAATCGGGTAATAGAAGCACTGAGGAAAGTTGAAAACGTCTCGGAAGAGGCGGTATTCAAAAAGGCACTGAACGAGACTGCAAAATATGCGAAAAAGGAACTTTCGGCAAAAGCAAAGTCCGTATATGCAGGTCCGCAGTCAAATGGCATAAGCTCTAGGGCGACAATAAAGAAGGCTACGACTTCGAATCTCGGAGCCGAGGTCATCTTCGGACAGCAGAGCAGGGTGCCTTCGATCATGAAGTTTAAGGTCACTCCAAAGGCAACTCCCACAAAATTCTTAAAATCCGGAAAACACAGGCAGAAGATAGGCAGCTCATACAGATATGTAGGAAAGCAGAAACAGTACAGGGTCAGGACTTCACAATTCCGGAGCGGTAATATGAATTCATACAAAAGTGCATTCATAGCCACGATGGGCAGTGGAAGGACAGGCGTGTTCATCAGAGGTTCAGGAACGACTTCGAATGGAAAGGCCAAGCTCAAGCAGATCTTAGGATCAACAGACAGAGCCATGGTAAGAAATGAAAAAGTTTATCCTGAAGTAGAACCAAGGCTGTCAGACAAGCTGAATGAGCAGATGGAAGCAGCGCTGGCGAAGGCGCTCGGAGGTAAATAGTGGATCAGAAGCAAGGAGGATCTCCGGTATTTCTGCAGAAGGCACTCATGGAAGAGATTGCAAGACTTACGGATGGCATGACCTTCAAGCAGCCGGGGAAAGATAAAAGAATAAGGCTGCAGATATACAGGCAGGGTCTTCCGGTTCCGGGACATACGCCTTCCGAAAGACCGGATGAAACCATTGAATATGTTGAGGATGATGCAGAAGAAGCGGTATTCAAGTGTCCATGGTGCCTGGTAAGAGTAGAAAAGGGCAAGATTGACGGGATAAATGCTGATGCAACCGCAGTTATGGCCATAGAGTTCGGTCTCTTTGATGATGATCCGAACAATGAAGGACACCTGGATATATTAAACCTTATCTGGAAGATATATATACGCTTTGCAAGAGACTCACTGCTTGACATGCAGTATGAGTGCCTTAACGATTTTGAGTATGCTACACAGGACGAAGATACATTTCCGTATTTTTTCGGCGCAATGTCAATGACATTCAAGTTCCGGGGAGTACAGAGAGAAAGCGGAGCAGATTTTATATGAGCAGAAACAGAGCAGTAATAACCGAAAGCTGGGAGGATACTACTAAGATCTATATCGGTCCCACAATTCAAGGAGTAGCTGCAGGCACCGTCTTTACAGACGGCTATACTCCCAAACTGTTGGAATACCTGGAGGAGACACCTGCCATAGGACTCCTGCTTGTATCTATAAGGGAGCTTCCGGCAGCAAAGTTGGAACTCAGAGACGCAACAACGGCAAGGTCACATGTATATGATCTTGTCATCAATACTTATCAATAAAAAGGAGGCAGATAATGGCTGTATATAATCACAGGATTTCAACAGAAGAAGTCGATACACAGCTGACAGTGCCAGTCAATGGTACAGCAGGTCTTCAGGTTGTTTTCGGAACTGCACCGGTAAACCTTGCAGAAGACCCTACAGCGGTAGTAAATACGCCTGTAATTGCTTACACTTTCGCTGAGGCAGTCAAACAGCTCGGCTACAGTGCAGATTTTGAAAAATACACACTCTGTCAGGCAATGGATGCATCGTTCCGCGTGTTCGCGGTAGCACCAGTCATTTTCGTGAACGTGCTGAATCCGGCAGTACACAAGAAAGCATACTCTTCAGGAGATGATCCTCTCAATGTAGTGAGCGGCGCTGTCAAGGTAAACGAGACAGGCATTCTAAAGGCTTCAGTAGAGGTTAAGAGCGGTGAGGATGTGCTCACAGTCGGCACAGACTACACTCTCAGCTTTGATGATGACGGCTATCTTGACATTACAGTGCTCAAGTCCGGAGTGACAGCCATCAAGGTCACAGCAGATGAGCTCGATCCTTCACTTGTGACAGCGCAGACCCTCATCGGCGGCGTTAATGTCAATACAGGTGAAGAGACAGGTCTTGAAGTTATCAGACAGATCTATCCGAAACTCGGACTTGTGCCTGGACTCATCCTTGCTCCAGGCTGGTCTCACAATGTATCTGTAGCCGCAGTCATGAGAACAAAGTGCGAAGATCTTAACGGTCTATTCACATGTGAGTGCGTCATTGATATGGACAGCTCTGCAAACGGTGCCACAGTCTACACAGCACTTAAGGTGCTTAAGGAGAATATGGCAGTATCTGATGAGCATTGCATCCTCTGCTGGCCAAAGCTCCGCCTCGGCGATGTAGTATATTACTACTCAGCAATCTGGGCAGCTATGACAGCAACAACAGACGCAGCCCATGGAGATGTGCCTTATAAGTCTCCTTCAAACGAGCTTGTGAACGTATCTGCAGCAGTACTGGCTGACGGCACAGAAGTCGTTTTGGATAATAACCAGGCTGCGCTTGTGAACAGCTTTGGTATCGTGACAGCCATCAATGACAACGGATGGAAGTCATGGGGCAACAACACCTCGATTTATCCAAACAGCACAGACCCTAAGGATAGATGGATTGCATGTAGAAGGATGATGAGCTGGTATCGCAATCACTTTATTCTCACATACAAGAATAAGGTTGACGATCCTGCTTCATACAGACTCATTGAGGCTGTAGTTGACAGCGAGAACCTCTATCTCAATTCACTCACAGCCAACGGCTCCATTGCCGGAGGTGAGATCAAGTTCAATGAGGAGGATAACCCTATCACCAATATCCTCAATGGTGAGATCAAGTTCTATACTAAGATTGCATTCTGGACACCAGCAGAATACATTCACAATACTATAGAGTTTGACCCAACAATCCTTGAAAACGCTCTGGGAGGTGAATAAGCATGGGAAAAATTACAGCGCAGATGATTCCTGAAGTCATCAACAATTTCAAAGTATATGGAAACGATGGAGATGAGTATCTCGGAGTCACTGCCGAGGTGAGCCTTGCAGAGTTATCAAACATTGTATCGTCAATCACTGGCGCAGGTCTTGCAGGAACCTTCGACAGTCCGGTCATCGGACATTATGACTCCATCAAGCAAGAAATCCCATTCCGCATCATGACATCAAATGCAGTCAAGATGATGGATCCGATGCAGGTGCTCCGGCTGAACATCAGAGGTGCTATCCAGATGACAGACAAGAGCACAGGCGTATCGGCATTCACAGGACTTCGTTATGTAGTTGGCGGAAGATGCATCAAGTTCGCTCCTGGCAAACTCAAGGCCGGGGATGTAATGGACTGCACAGCCACTATTGAGGCAACATACATCCTTGTGGAAGCTGATGGTGAGAAGATCATCGAGCTTGACAAGGTAAACAATATTTTCTCAGTCAACGGAAAAGATCTGCTTGAAGAGGTACGTAAGTACTGCTGACAAAGATAAGGGGTACATATGGGAGAAAAGAAGGTATATGACAATGCGGAGGCAGGAGCTGTGAATGCAGCTTCTGCCTCTTTAAGCGAAGAAAAGGAAAACGAGGCGGCTGTAGAGCTCCTGAAGACAGCAATGTCTGAGCTGTCGCAGCCATTCAAATATAACGGCAAGGAAGTCAAAGGCATAGACCTGAGCGGACTCCTTGACCTTACAGCACATGATATGGTCGAGATTGACGCCGAGATGCAGAGGAGAGGCTTTGTGGGCCATCGCCTGGAGATGACGAGGCAGTACGCCATGCTCCTCGCGGCCAAGATCAATCATATGCCTTTTGATTTTTGCGACCGCATGAGTGCAAGAGATTCGATAAGGCTTAAGGATGCCATAACGGTTTTTCTCTTCGCTGGGCAGTAGGCTCGGCGGATCTGGACTCAGTAAGGGGAATAATAGTGAGAATATCCGCGAAGACTTCTACAAGTATGGAATTTCTCTATAATATCCCTCTTATGGAGCTTTTTAAGATAACTGATGAACTCATAGAATACAGAAAGTCGCTGGAACGGAGGTAGGGCATGGGAGAAAGTAAATATCAGTTAGCCCTGCAGATTGTCGGCATGGTTGACCAGTCTCTTGGAAGATCTGTACAGATGACCAAGAAACAGATGAAAGATCTTGCCAAAGCTGCAGCCGAGGCTTCGAAAGAAACCGTATCCGTTCAGGAAGCCTTCAGCAATGCAGGTCCCGGCATAGACAAGATGTGGGGTGGTCTCAAAAAAGCCGCAGACATGGCTGCGACCGTCGCAAAGGTTGCCGGCGGCGCTGCTATTGTAGGAACCGGCGCGGCAATAAAGGTGGGCTCGGATTTTGAATCTGCAATGTCATCATGGGCAGCCACTGCAAATGCAGGCGAGGCTGAGTATGCTGCAGCTGAAAAAGCGGCAATGCAGATGGGACGGTCCACTTCCAAGACAGCCTCAGAGTCAGCCAATGCTCTCGAATACATGGCACTTGCCGGATGGAGTGTAGAGGATTCCATCAAAGGACTTCCAAGTGTCCTGAGACTTTCCGAAGCGACAAGCCTTGACCTGGCTAGAACGTCAGATCTTGTCACAGACTCCATGAGTGCGACCGGTGTACAGGTAGAAGAACTGGGTAAATATCTTGATGTAGTCGCAAAGGCAAATAATAAATCTAACCAGACAGCAGAGCAGCTTATGGAAGCATATATCGGCGTCGGCGGCACAATGAAAGGCTTAAACGTGCCTATTGAAGAGTCGGCTACAGCTCTCGGTGTTATGGCCAACCGAGGCATTAAAGGATCTGAAGCAGGTACAGCTTTAAGCGCTGTAATGATTAACCTTACTACAGGAGCGGGTCAGGCCGGCAAGATGATGGAAAAGCTCGGCATATCTGCTTTTGATAAAAAAGGTAAATTTATTGGACTCAAGGCAACGCTTGACAAGGTAAATGAAGCGACCAAGAACCTTACAGAAGAAGAAAGAAATGCTGCTTTTGCAGCTATAGGCGGAAAGACTCATGTTGACGCCCTGAATGACTTGATGTTCGGTCTTAACACTACGCTTGAAAACGGAGTATTTGAGTGGGATGCCCTTAAGGACTCTCTTGATAATGCCACGGGAGCACTTGAAGACATGGCAAACGTCAAGATGGACAATCTTCAGGGCGACTTGGCAATCCTGAACTCTGCTCTTGAAGATACCGGCATAAGATTTTATAAAACGTTCAATACGCCGCTCAGAGATGCGGTTCAGAAAGGCACCGAGTACGTCTATAAGTTTGGCGACGTTCTGCAGAACGAAGTTACAAAGGCGCTTCCAACAGTCAGAAGGGAGCTTCTTGACGCAAGAGACTCGATCACACAGTTTGCAGAGCCTCTTTTGAACATTGGAAAGTGGCTTATAGAGAACGGAGACACAACCATAGGAGTGATCACAGGAATCGCTGCAGCCATAACCACTATGAAAGTAGCGAAGGAAATCACAGGAGTAGTGAGCGGAGTCCAGGGGCTCATCGCAGCACTCGCTTCCAATCCTATAACTCTTGCAGTGACCGGTGCAGCTCTGCTTGCAGGTGCGGTTGTAGGGCTTGCGGCAAAGGAAAAGGTTGCTGCAAAGACGGCTGAAAAGGCAAACCTCGACAGCCATTTTGGAAGTATATCGCTGTCCCTCGAAGAAGTAGACCGGGCGGCTCAGCAGGTACTGGGCAAGGATGTTTTCGGACGACTTTCGAGGGCAATGTCAGCTATTGAGGACGCTCAGAAAGTAGCTGACGGACTGGCTGACATGCAGAAGAACCTGAATCGTCTCAGCTGGAAGACAAGTCTCGGTATAGAGCTGAACGAGTCTGAAAAGCAGGAGTTTGCTGACAATCTGGACGGAATGATCAAGGGCGGCATAGAGCTTGTTGAGAAAACCAATTATTCCGTAGATATTTCCGTCAATACATTATTTGGAGATGACGACGATACCGGAAAAGCCATTTTGAAGAGCTTTGATGGAGCGTATGAGAAGTATAAGGAAGAGATAAAGGCAAAGGGCGAGCAGGTAGGTCAATTCTACAAGACCGCCATGATCGACGGAATGATAACACCTGCAGAGCAGGGCACCATCGACCGTCTGACAGCTGAATACGCTGCAATGCTTGACAAGGTGGCACAGGCTACAACTACAGCAAAGATGGAGCGCCTAAAGGTTGAATTCAGCGGCTCACAGCTTGATTCTGACTCATACCGAAACCTTATGTCGCAGATGGACGAGGAGATCGCAGAGGCAAAGAAGCAGTATGAGGATGCTTACGATACGACTGTCGGAGCTGCAAAACTTGCCTTTGATGAGTCTGGAGATGAAGAAACATACAGGAAGACCGTTGAAGCTGCAGGACAGAAATTAAAGGAGAGAGTCGGAGATCTTGAAAACAGGAAATTTGACTATGGACTTGGAACTGTTGAGGAATCCTACCGAAAAGAAGTTGATGCCTTCAAGGAACGAGTTCCTCAGATCCTCGATGATGCCCTTAAGCAGTTCAACGAAAATCCTAACGGCATAGACGAATATCTTGATAATCAGATCCGGCTGCAGTTTGAGAGCGACAAGTCCACCAGAGATGCTATCGGTACGCTGGTGAAAGATATTAAGCCTCAGATTGATGAGTACAGACAACAGGCCGAAGAGCTTAAGAAAAAAGGGCAGAGCATACCTGAGGAGCTTTCCAAGGCAATCGAGAGCGGTGCAACGCTTGAGGCCATGGGCGGAAGCTATGATGCCATGTATGAGGTTCTGGGTCAGGCTATCGCAAACAGCGGAGATTCTGAAAAATATCAGGCTCTTACAAAAGCCCTGGAAGATAAAGGCACTGAGATACCTGAGAAACTGGCTACATCCATAGAGGAAAACAAGACAAAGGTTGAGCCGGGTATCAGGGCGCTGAGAGACTACACGAAGGAAGAACTTGAAAAACCGCTCGATGCAATAATGCCTGTGAATATTACGCTGAGAGAGCATTATGACAACCTCTTCAGCAAAGCCGGCAGTAAGATAGGCTCACTATTTGGAGGTTCAAAGACTTCGGGGGAGACTCCGAAAGCAAAGAAGAATGCACTCGGCTCGATAGTAACCTCGCCGACCCTGACGTGGGTAGGAGAAGGAGGCGACAGTGAGGGCATTATTCCTATAAACAGGTCAAACCGGGCGGCAGAGCTCTACAATGCAGTCGGACGTGAGCTTGTTGCTGCAGGCAACACTAACGTCGGAGGCACTGAGATGAATGTCACATATGCGCCGAACATTACAATTACAGGAAACGCTGATGAGGGAACTGTAAAAAAGGCTCTCGCATCAGGATACCAGCAGTTCCGGCAATATATGGAAAGATACACGAAGGATGCAAGGCGTCTGAGCTATTAGGAGGTGCGGAATGGCACTTACTGCAAAGACTTACAAAACTATCTCAGGCGACACCTGGGACAAGATAGCTTTTAAATTTTATAATAACGAGCTTTTCTGCGACAAGATCATGGATGCAAACCGTCATCTGCTCAGTTATATGGTATTTCCGGATAATGTCATTGTGAACATTCCTTCGCTGGATGAGATCAATGAAAAGCAAGTAAGCTCTGACTTCCCTGACTGGAGGGCAAAGATTGGCCAGTAGCGGAAAGGCGAGGCGCATAACCTGCAGGATCTTCTACGACGGAGCAGACGTGGGACTTCCGAGACGCGCTGAGACTATCGAATATACGGAAAACAGTGAGGGGATGAGCGACGAAGTGCAGCTGACCTTTGCAGGGGCACTTGCAAAAAAACTGATGATGAAGACGGATATAGAGAAAGAGCATGATATAGAAGTCGTCCTGGTCTTCAAGAACTGGTGGAAGAATGGGAGCATAAACTACTACAAGTGCGGGACCTTCACGGTGGATGATATTTCTTTTTCGGGTCCTCAGCACCAGTGTACGATCAGAGCTATCGCACTTCCGGCGTCAACAGACTTCCAGACTGTAAAGAAGTCAAAGACCTGGCAGAAAGCGACAATAAGCCAGATAGTAGCTGAAAAGGCAGGTGAATACGGCCTGACACCTTCATGCAGTGGAGCTGACTCCATCATAGAAACGATAGAGCAGTCAAATGAGACTGACTCATCATTTTTATCGAAGCTGTGTTCAAATTATGGGCTGTACATGAAGGTCCTGAAGACTGGTATTGCAGTATTTGACAAGGCAGTATATGAGGCTCTTCCACCGGTAAAAACTTACAGAGAGTCGGATATGGAAAGCTGGACGTGGAATACTACACTTGTCGGGACTTATACCGGAGCGACCATAAGCTACACGAATCCAAACAAAGTAAAACGCAAGAAAGGCGAGAAAACACCGCCATTAGAGAAGTCCATCACCATAACAGTGGGACAGGGACCAAGAATCCTGCAGATAAATGAATGCTGCTCTGATGAGGCCGAGGCAAGAAGGAAAGCCGCCTCAAAGATAAATGCTGAGAATGAGAAAGCTCAGACGATAGAATTCACAACCATATCGCCTGCTGATTTCAGGATACATGCTACACAGACCATCCTGATTGCAAATATGGGCAGGGCAACAGGCAAATATTTTGTGACGAGTGTGAATCATACTGTATCATCCGGAGGTCATCAGATGAGGATCACGGCATACAAGATTTTTGAGAGGTTCAGTTAGGAGGGTGATATATGAGTTCTGAGATAAGGATGGGCTATGTGTCAGCATACGATCCGGCGACGCATATGGCATCGGTATATTATCCGGATCGGCAGGAGCAGACAACGCAGCCTTTACCTATACTTACACCTTTCGGACTAAAATATCCTCTTGAAAAGGATGACAGTGTTCTGGTTGCGCATTTCTCGAACGGGACGGCCAACGGAGTCATTATCGGCAGTTTTGAAATGCCGGCAGTAGAGCAGGCTGTAGATGTATCCGGAGATGTAACCATGAAGTCCGAAACACAGGGCAAGATCACCCTAAGTCAGCTGGTGAAGATTAAAAAGCAGGTGCTAGGACTCGGAAAGGATGACTGATGAAGATAGGAAACTGGGGAAAAACATTAAAGTTTGCAACCTCTGACACCAGGATACTCACTTTCCAGAATATGCAGCATACATTTACTGCTCGGACAAATGCCCACAATATCATTGGCAAAAAGCCGCGTCTTGAGTTCATGGGCGGAAATCTGGAGACAGTGACTTTTACCATGGAGCTTAATGCTCTTGTATGTAAGAAACCAAGGAAGGTAGAGCAGAGGCTCTTCAAAAGAGCCAGGAAAGGCTATTATGCAAAACTTGTAGTGGGCGGCAAAAGAGTCCTGAAGAAGGCCATGATCACGAGTATAAGCAGTGAGTACGAGGTCGTCATCAAAAAAGGAAAGATATATTCACTGAAAATTGATGTGACGATGACAGAGTACAGATAGGAAGGAGGCAGAATGAATTTTAATTTTTTTTCGGATGAGCAGTCTGAAGAAATGAATGATATTTTGTACTGCCTCAGAAATATCCTTTCCATACCTGAGGGCTCGATACCGCTATCGAGAAGACTTGGTCTTGACTGGAATAACATTTCGACAGTTCCTGAGGATCTCGAAAATGATTATGCCACAGACATCATGGAAAAGGTTGAGGAGTTTGAGCCCAGGGTGGAAGTGACAGAGGTTGAGTTCAAGCATAACGAAGAGGGCGAAACTGATGTAAACATCACCATAGAGTTTGCGGAAAGCGATGATGATGAGTCAGACAGCGATGAATATGACGAATATGAAGACGAAGATGAGGAGGATGAAGAATGAGCTTAAAAAGTGTAATGGAGTATCCTGACATCTCGTTCATTGACAATCTGACACAGGAAGATCTCCTCGATAAGATGATCGCATGGTTTTTGGAAAAGAGAAAAGAGCTGACCGGGAAGGACATATCACTTGGATATGCAGATGACAGAAGACTTATTCTGCAAACGGGGGCATATTACATTTACCAGGCATTTATGATGACAGACAATGCCGGCAAGATGGGACTATTAAAGTATGCAACAGGCGACTATCTGGAAGAGCTCGGAGCACTCAAAGGAGTATCAAGACTTCAAGAGAGAGGCTCTACAGTGACCTTGAGATATTCGATGGAGACAGCAAGAGAGTCGGCGACATCAGTTCCGGCCGGATCGAGAGCAACAGCAGGAGACGGAGTATTCTTTGCAACTGATGAATATGTTGAGATCCCTGCAGGAAGTCTTTATGTGGACGTGACGGCATATTGCGAAAAGACTGGCAAAGATACAAATGTATATGCAGTCGGAGAGATCACAAAGATGGAAGTGCAGGTACCTTTTATTGATGCGGTGACGAATATCACAAAGGCTCAGAATGGTAGAGATGTTGAGAGTGATGACGACCTGAGAGAGAGGATATATCTCGCACCTGAGGCTTTTACTGCTGCAGGTTCCAAGGGCGCATATGAATATCATGTAAGAACGTACGACTCTTCGATAGAGGATGTATATATAGTCTCTCCGGAGCCGAGGATAGTTGACATCAGGGTCATCCTGGAAGGCGGAGAGCTACCTGAAGAGGAATATATTCAGGGACTTACAGAGTATCTGCAGCGCGATGATATAAAGATGCTGACAGACGAGGTTCACGTCATGGCGCCTGAGGTCGTAAATTATGATCTCGATGTCAAATACTATATAAACGAGTCTGACAGGGCAAGCGCTGAGACGATAAAGCAACAGGTCAACAAAGCCATAAATCAATATATTTTATGGCAGGGGACAAAGATAGGCAGGGACATCAACCCGGACATCCTTATAAGGTTTATGACGGAGGCTGGGGCGAAAAGAGTGGAAGTCACTGCTCCGGTATTCACTAAGATACCATCAGGCTCCGTGAGTGTGGCAGGAGCCGAGACAATAACATATGGAGGACTGGAAGATGATTAAGTACAGAGAAGGTGAATTCCTTGATTTTCTGCCGTCCTTCCTTACTGAAAATGAAGACTATGCAGCCATATCCTATGCTTTCAAAATGGCCATCGGAGTCCTGAGTCATGCACAGGACCTGACGTGGCTGTATTCAAGCATAGATACCATGCCGGAGGAAATCCTTGATCTGATGGCTCTGGAGCTCAAAGCTCCGTATTACTCTGAAAGACTTGATATAGAGACCCGCAGACAGCTTGTTAAAAAGGCAATGCTCTGGAGGTTTAAGGCAGGCACCAAGGCGGCGGTTGAAGAGATGGTACAAACCGTATTCGGAGAAGGAAAGGTTACGGAGTGGTTCGAATACGAACCGCAGCGTACATCCGGAACTTTTGGAATTGAGACTGATGCAGTGCTTACCCCGGATATCTTCGCAGAGCTGTCAAAGGTTATTGAATACGTCAAAAACGAGACATCTCACCTTGACGAGATATCAGTCAAAAGAAAGACGGAGCTGGATCTTTATGCTGCAGCCCATCCAAGCGCTGCATATACGCATGAGGTTCCGATTTACGACAAAGTAAGAAGGCGGTACAGATCCGGGCAGAGAATATATGCCGGAAGTGCCGGATATCAAAGATATGTAGAAAAAATATATGAGACTAGAGAGAGAACTGTGGA